CTGAAACATTAGAAATTGTAAAGATAGAACCATTAAAAACACAAATCAAACCATTTACATCTGCAAAAGCATCTGTGGGTCAATTATCACCAGAAGTGAAAACAGAAGAAGTAAAACCAAAACCAAAAAGAAGAAATAATTATAAATCAAGACAAAAAAAGCAGAAAAAAAATAATGAAACTGTCTAAAATTATTATATCTGTAATAATATTGTTAATTGCCCTATTTTTACTTAGGGATAAATTACCTATGGGTTTTGTTAAGAATATTTTCAATAACGAACCTATAATTGATACAGTAACAACGATAGAGTATAAATACGATACTATTAATACTGAATCGGAGGTTTATGTCCCAGAATGGAAAGATAAAGTTGTAGTTGATATAGATAGTATTTTTATTAATCAAAATGAACCAATAGATACTATGTCTCTTTTGAGAGATTACTACGCAAAATATTATTACGAAGATACAATTGCTGTGGATACATTTGGTTATATTGTGATGAAAGATACTATTTCAAAAAATCAAATTGAAGCACGGCAGCATATTTCAAATATTTTAATACCCACAAAAATTGTAACAAATACGATTTTAGTAAATAAAAGAGAAGTTTATTTGGGAACAGGTATTACCGCAAATAAAAATTTTATGGTTTTAAATGGTGAATTATTATTAAAAACAAAAAAGAAAAAAGCATATGCACTTGGAATTGGTTTTGATAATAATTTTGCACCAAACTTTACGGGAAAAGTTTATTGGAAAATAAGTAAATAATAAAAACCAATGCCGAAAACTTTAAAAGAATTAATATCAGAAGAGTATGTAAAGTGTGCGAAAGACCCAATATATTTTTTTAAAAAATATTGTTACATACAACATCCGCATAGGGGAAAAATATTATTTAACCTATATGATTTCCAAGAAGATTTAATTGATTCTTTTAAAACCCACCGATTTAATGTTATTCTAAAATCCCGCCAATTAGGTATATCAACTATTTCAGCTGGATACGCAACTTGGTTGATGATATTTCATAGAGATAAGAATGTTCTTGTAATTGCAACAACGCAAGATGTAGCAAAAAACTTGGTTACAAAGGTTAGATTTATGTATGATAATCTACCAAGTTGGTTAAAGGTGGGTGCTGCTGAAGATAATAAATTATCACTTCGATTAAAAAATGGTTCTCAAATCAAAGCAGTTTCTGCGACTGAAACCGCAGGACGTTCTGAAGCACTTTCTTTATTGATTATAGATGAGGCCGCATTTATTAAAGGTATTGAAGAGATTTGGTTATCTGCACAATCCACACTTTCAACTGGTGGTGGTGCAATAGTTCTTTCAACACCAAATGGGGTTGGTAATTTTTTCCATAAAGTTTGGCAGCAGGGAGAAGCTGGTGATAAATGGCATCCAACGAGATTACACTGGACGGTTCACCCCGAAAGAAATCAAAGATGGAGAGATGAACAAACAAGATTATTGGGGGAAAAGGGTGCTGCTCAAGAATGTGATACTGATTTTATTTCATCAGGTTACACAGTCGTTGATGGTTCTGTATTGGAGTGGTATAAAGAAACGCATGTAACAGAACCTATTGAGAAGCGTGGATTTGATGCAAATTATTGGATATGGGATTATCCTAACTATTCAAAAGATTATATAGTTGTGGCGGATGTTGCAAGGGGAGATGGAGCAGATTATTCTGCTTTTCATGTGATTGATGTTGAACGGTTAGAGCAAGTGGCGGAATACAAAGGTAAAATAGAAACAAAACAATATGGTGCTTTCTTATCATCGGTAGCAGCAGAATGGAACAACGCCCTTTTGGTGATTGAAAATGCAAATATTGGATGGGCTGTTATTCAGGAAGTAATTGACCGTAATTATGGAAATCTTTACTATTCGTATAGGGAGTTGGGATATGTAGATGAAGATATTCATTTAAGGCGGGGATGGGATTTAAAGCAAAAAGAAGATATGGTGCCAGGATTTTCAATGACACAAAAAACGAGGCCTTTAATAGTATCTAAATTAGATACTTATATGAGAGAAAAATCACCAATAATTCACTCTAAACGATTGTTGGATGAGTTATTTGTTTTTATATGGAATGGGTCAAAAGCAGAGGCACAAAGGGGATATAATGATGATTTGGTTATATCATTTTCTACAGGTCTTTGGGTTAGAGATACCGCATTGAAGTTAAGACAGCAAGGTATGAACTTAACAAGAAATGCTTTAAGTAGTATCACCCGTGTATCTGGAAATCAAATAACGGTATTCTCAAGTAAAAACTCAGGCCAAAATCCATATATTATGAAAGATATTCGTGGTAATGATGTTGATTTAGGTTGGTTATTTTAAAAAAATTATATTTATACTTATGGCAGATAAATCTTTATTCGGTAGATTACAAAAACTCTTTTCAACTCAGGTTGTAGTAAGAAGAATTGGTAAGGGTAAAACTAGGGCTATTGATACACAACGATTACAATCGCAGGGTAATATAAAAGGAACTTCCTACTACGATAGATTTGGTAGATTACACTCATCTCGTCAAAATTGGGAAACTTACAATAATCAATACAATTATTCATCCAATCGGTTAGAACTTTATACTGATTATGAGGCGATGGATAAAGATTCAATTATTGCATCCGTTTTAGATATTTACTCGGATGAATGCACCCTCAAAAACGATCTTGGGGATGTATTGAGGATTAATTCGGATGATGAAAATATTAAAAAAATATTACAAAATCTTTTTTATGATGTCCTTAATATAGAATTTAATCTTTGGGCGTGGATTAGAGGGATGAATAAATATGGCGATTACTATCTTAACTTAGATATTGAAGAGGGTATTGGTATTGTAAATGTATCACCAATATCAGCATATGAAATTGAAAGAGAAGAGGGGTTTAATTCCGATAACCCATATGAAGTTAGATTTAAAATGACAACGATGGGTGGTGGTGCTACCGGATTTAATTATCAAAAATCTAGCAACGATATACAAAATTATATTCCATTTTATAAAATAGCCCATTTTAGGTTATTTTCAGACACAAACTTTTTACCTTATGGTCGTTCCTTATTAGAACCTGCTAGAAAAACTTGGAAACAATTAACCCTTATGGAAGATGCGATGTTAATTCATCGTATTATGCGTGCTCCTGAAAAAAGGGTATTTAAAATTGATGTTGGTAACATACCACCAAATGAAGTAGACCAGCATGTTAAGAACATTATAGACCAAATGAAAAAAGTTCCTTATGTAGATGAAGCAACTGGTGATTATAATCTTAAATTTAACATACAAAATATGTTAGAAGATTATTATTTACCCGTAAGAGGTGGTCAAAGTGGTACTCAAATTGATACTTTGGGTGGAATGGAATTCACTGGTATTGAGGATATAAATTATCTTAAAAACCGAATGCAGGCCGCTCTTAAAGTTCCAAAAGCATTTATTGGTTATGAAGAGGGTGTAGAGGGTAAAGCGACGCTTGCTCAACAAGATATTCGTTTTGCTAGGAGTATTGAGCGGGTACAAAAAATTGTTTTATCCGAATTGACAAAAATAGCAATCATACATTTGTATGCACAGGGATATGAAAATGAGGCCTTATCTAACTTTTATTTAGAATTAACACCACCATCAATAATTTATCAGCAAGAAAAGGTTGCTCTTTGGATTGAAAATGTGCGATTGGCATCGGATATAAAAACATCAAAACTACTTTCACAAGAATGGATATATAAAAATATATTTAACATGTCTGATGATGAGTGGAAAGCAGAACAGGTTAAGGTTATTAACGATTTGAAATTAGGATTTAGACAGGCACAAATTGAAAATGAGGGTAATGACCCAGTTAAGACTGGTGAATCGTTTGGAACTCCGCATGATTTGGCAGCATTATCACAACAACCAGCAGAAGCGGGAGGGCAACCTGCTCCTGGTGATAATCAAGGTGGTTCACCTCCTGGCGGATTTGAAGGGGCTGGTAGACCGGAAGAGGGTAGTATTGCTGGAACTGATGATAGTTCTTTTGGAAGAAACGCAATGGGATATGAAACGGATATAAAACCTGAAAAAGCATACCATACATTTAGGAAATCACCACTTTCTGTTGAAGGGATGCAGTTAAAAACAAGCTTACAAAATTCAAAAATAAAAACTAAAAAAATTATAGTTGAGTCATTGTTGACAGATAGTGATGAAAAAAACCAAAAATTTGATATGTTGGATGAAAGAAACATATTAAATAACGATGTTTAATTAAATTTTGTATATTTATTTATTGATAAGATAGGATAATTATAAATGAACACTAAATTAAAGCATTCTAAATTTAAAAACACTGGGGTTTTATTTGAACTTCTTGTTAGGCAGATTGCATCTGATACTTTGAATGAAAAAAATTCAATAGGATTATCTATTATTAAAAAGCATTTTAAGCAGGGTAGTGAATTAAGTAAAGAACTTAAAATGTATCAATATCTTGTCAAAGAAAACTTTGATAATACATATAAAGCAAGTGAGTTTCTTAATATTGTATTGGGTGAAAGAAAAAAATTAAATGAAACGAATTTAAAAAAAGAAAAATATAATCTTATTAAATCAATAAATGAAAAGTTTGATGCTAAAGATTTTTTTAAGTATAGGGTAAATAACTATAAATCACTTGCCACTATATATAAATTATTTGAAAATCAAGAAAATACATCCCCAAAAGAATGGGTTGAATGTAAAAATCAAATTTTAGAAAATATAACAAAAACAAAAAAACCTATAAAAGAAGAAAATACTGATTTGTATAGTAAGGAATCAAAAGATGTTAGGTTATTGGCTTATAAGTTTTTAGTTGATAAATTTAATGATAAGTATAAAGAACTAACCAACGAACAAAAATTGGTTCTTAGAAATTATATTAACAATATTGATAATTCAGACAATTTAAAAAGATTTATTTTAAGGGAAAGTAAAAAACTTAAAAATGAATTCTCAAAGTTTAAAATTACTGATAAAGTTTCTTCCATTAAGTTAAAAGAGGTTATTGGGTTGATTGATAATTTATCCAACGCAAAAATCGTATCGGAGGTTCAAGCACTTGGGCTTTTAAGATACTATCAATTGTTAAACGAATTAAAGGGTGTTCAATAATGAGTAGGTTTTTAATTGAAGAGCTTGATAAAAAATTTAAGCAATTAGAAGAAGAGGAAATCGTTAATCCCGATGAAAAGGATGATGAGGATTTGGGTGAACAAAATGTTACCGCTAATTTGGATGGCGGTGCTGGTCCACCACGAACTCCACATGCTTTTGCGAAAAATACGGCGGGTATGGATAATGACCATATTGAGGTGTTGGGGTATAAAAAAATAAAAAGTGTAAAAAGAAATTTTTTAGAAAATTGGGAAAAAAAGATTGAGGATGTCATCAATGAAATGAACTATCGTCAATACCGAAAAGATGAAACAGGTTCCCCCCAATATAAAATTAATAGGGCTATTAAAGAAATTAATAGAAAGATATATGAGGTTGAACATTTAGTAAATCAAAATATAAAACTAAAGACAGAAATGGGTATTTCATCTGGTGCTTATTGGAAAAAAACAAGAAACAATTTTTCTAAAATATCAGAGCGATTAAACCGGATTTCAAGTAAAATAAGACAATTGGGTGCCTGATATGAAACAACTATTAATTGATACTATTGTATTTGATGTAAAACCACAACAGCTTAAAGAAGCTGCTATGAATGGTAATGGTAGATTAATTGTAACTGGTGTTCTTCAAAGGGCAAATGAAAAAAACCAAAATGGTAGAATATATCCCGAAAATATTTTGAAGCGTGAGGTTGATAAATATAAGGGTAGAGAGATAACAGAAAATCGTGCATATGGTGAGTTAGACCACCCAGAATCATCGGTGGTGGAATTAAAAAATACTTCACATATTATTAGAGATGTATGGTGGAATGGTAAAGATGTTGTTGGTAAAGTAGAAATACTAAATACCCCATCGGGCAGAATACTTAAAGAATTGATAGAAGCAGGTTGTACGGTAGGAATATCTTCACGAGGTATGGGTTCAGTTCGTCAAATTAGAGAAGATGGTACTGTTGCTGTAGAAAACGATTTTGATTTAATTTGTTGGGATTTTGTAAGTAACCCATCTACTCATGGGGCTTTTATGAAACCTGTTAATGAGGGTGTTAGTAGAGAATCAAAAATTAATAAATATGAAACTGCTAATAGTATAATGCGAGATATTATTTGTGAAATTGGTGGATATTGCGAATGTCCTAAAAATTGGGAAAAAATATGAAATTAGAACAACTCAAAAAAATGATTAGAGAGGTTGCAAAAAAAGAAATCAATTGGAAGGCAGTTCAAAACGCACAAAGAAGCTTAAAATTAGAGTCCGCTTCGAGAACGGCAATGGAAATTGGTGGACTTACCGGTTTAAATAAAGATGTAGTTCAAAAGTTTGTTGATACTCACAATTTGGATATCGAAAAAGTTTTCCAATTTGTTAAGAAGGGAAAACTTTCAGACAGAATGGATTTTGTGACTGCGGTGTCTGGAAAACCGAATAATCCAATTCAAAAGAAAATGATTAAAATGTTTGGCGAATCAGTAAATGAAGAAATCAAAGTTGGACAAATGGTTAAAGTTGTTGATAATCCACATTGGGAAGCAGCTTTAGGTAAAAAAGGCCCATTCAAAAGAAAAGTAAAAATGATTGATGGTGATAATGTATTCTTTACCGATGGTTCAAACTCTTCTATGAAATATATCAAAGAATCAGTAAACGAAGCTACTAATTTAGCAAAAATGATGGCCGGTATTAAAAAGGGTTCTCAAACAGGTCCTTGGACTATTGTAGTATCGTTTAATAAAAAAGTATATTATCAAACACAGGTAAAAACAAAAAATGAAATTCCTGCAAAGTTTGAACATATGAAAAAGGTTACAAATATACCGGGTTATATATTTACAATTGAGGACAACACCGGTATGACTGTATATTCGGAAAAATTACTAAACGAATCTATAAAAGCATTTGATGAAAGAAGTTTTGGTAAGAATGGTATTATCATTATGATTGATGATAATGGTAAAAAAGTATCGGTAATATTCAAAAATAGAAAGAACGCA